GGATACCGGACTTGACCAGAACGATACATATCCTGACGGTTTTTGCCTTCGCCAAGCTGTTTAAGCATCGCCATCGCTTCATCGTACCGCTTCTGGTAGCCTGCGATGATATCTGCCTCGCCCTTCATGAAGGTATAGGCTTCCAGCAGGGAGCCGTAAAGCAAAACGCTATCGAAGTTATCGCCCAACCACGATGTACCTGCCGTCACAATCGAAGGCGGGTAGTAGAAGTAATGCAGTTCGACGGAGTAATTGCTATCTGGCGTTGGGCCAAGGATATATGAGTTCTCGTCAAAATAGGCGTAGCAGTACGGAAGACCCTGATCGTTGGGGTTGGGGTACGCCTGCCGGATGAAGTTCACATCCTTGTTCAGCAGATATTCGTAGTTCCCATCCCCGTCGATCACGGCCAACGAAAAGTTAGCCAACCAATCTGAAGGCACGGACAGGTATTTATTCCCCGACGTGCAGTTGCCCGTCACGTTCTTACGGAGGTCCAGCAATTGAACGGTATTGAAAATACGCTGCTCAGCCTCTTCGATGAACGTGTTAATCTGTTCGGTAGACGTCAACGTCACCGTGCTGGAGCCGTCAGAGCCGGTCCATGAGGTGTTGGGGAAATCGTTTTCGACGTACCCTTTGATCGTTTCGAACAGTTGAGCGTAGTTCATCAGCCCATCTTCTTGCTATGTCCGTAGCCCCGCGTCGTGTTTTTGCAACCGCGAGTACGTTCGGTTTGAGTGTTAGCGATCTTGTTAGGATAGCCGTTATTGCCGAGGTCGGCCTGTGTGTAGACCTTAGGTTGCTTATATTCAGCCATTTTTATTGACCTTTCCCATGTCCTTCTTCGGCTTGCTGCCGCTCTTCTGGTTCGCAATCTTCGCAAGATTACGGCCCATGCTCAACATCTGCTTGTTAGTCTTACCACCTTTAGCCATCTTAATTCTCCGTCTGAACAGTTACGGTCCCCACTTGACCACTACCTAATAGCGTATTTGGAAGCCCAGATAAACCCAAAGGATCATTTAGGCCAACAGGATTCCAACCCCACTGGATTACACGGCTACCGCCTGACGGTGTACCGGAGTCCAGCACGTTGTCATTAGGCACTTCACCTTGGGTCTCGATCCGCAGCCCGGTCAGACCTGCTTGGTAGTATGTCGTGTCCGGACGCGGATTACGCAGCGCTTGAGGGTCATCAACCGGATACATACCAAGCTGCAACTGAGGCTGATCTGGTTCCCAGCATGACGGGCACACGAGGATATTGACGTTCTTCGTCTTGATGACGAGACGCCGAAGCTGTTTGAGCTTATAGCGGAACCCGCAGCGATCACACTGCGAGATTGCCCATTTACCGGAGGCAAACCTATTTGGCATTGCTTCTCCTTAATAGAACATCTGGCGCGGTGCGATGCGCAACGCAGCCTTTTCACGGTCCTCGTCAGCAGCCTGCTGCCACAGTTCTTCGTATTCCATCTTAAGCATCTGGCTGCGCTCAAGCGCGCCGGGGATTTTCTTCGACAGATGGTACGCCAAACCAGCTACCATGCACGGCAAGAAGCGGAACGGGATGTCCTGCGTCGTGATACCGTTGCCAGCGTCCTGAATACGGCGAAGCCGCCAGTAGACGAAGGTGTAATAGTTGGACTGCTCTGGGGCAGGCCAGACGTTGATGTTCGGATAAGCCACGCCATCTACCGGGTAGTTCGCACCTGACTGGCGGTTAATCCACACTTGGATAGGCCGACCCTGCGCGTTCTTATTTGGGATGGTCGAGTATGTGTCTACGCTGATACGGGTAATGTTAATATCCGTCTGGCCTTGGCCAGTCTGCGTGCGAATTACGTGGTCGAGGAGGTCAATGGTATCCGCAGGTAGGTCATAAGTAATCTGCCCCTGCACCATGGGGATCGAACCCTGCTCGATTGTCCACAGGTTTATGCCACGGTTTGCCCACTCGATGGTGAGCAAGTTCAGGCTGCGCCGCGCCGTGCGCAGGTCATAGCCCGTCCGAAGCTCGGCACCACAGCGCTCGAACGCTTCCTCAACGAGTTCGTTAAGGTTCAGGTTAAATGCTGTAGTGCCGGATGTGGTCATCTAAATCTCGCTGTCTTCTTGGCAACGCTCTTAGGCTGTTTGACGAACTGTTTGCCCGCCTTTGTGCCCTCACGCTTCGCCTTGGTTGTAGCAGCATATTCAGAAGATGTCAGCGCCTGACGTGCCTTCTTCGGAAGGTATCGTTCGCCAGTTGCTTTCGCCCCCTGCGTGGATGGCTTGCCTGACTTGGTTCCCCAATCCTCTTTGGTCCATTTAGACAAAGATTTCTGCGCTTCTGTCTTCGGGCCGCTATAGCTGCCGCCTGACTTCTTATACCGCTGGGTCGCAAGCTGGGCTTTACGGGCGGACCATTGACCCGGCTTACCGCCTTTGTCGCCAGCTTTTACACTAGCGACAATGCGTTTCCACTTAGGTTCGTCCGACCGTGCCATTACTTCTTCTTAAAGCCTTTCAGCATCTGCGCGAACCGCGCACGCTGGCCTAACTTGCCGGGGGCCTTGGCGGCTTTGGCAAGCTTTCCTGCTGGGATTTTCTTACCCGCAGGAGTGCCAAGCTGCGCACGGAGTGCGCCGGGTTTTTTGATCGCTTTGGAGATGTCGAGCTTTGCTTTACCCCCCTTTGCGTACATCGAGACATCATCAGGATTGTCCTTCCGTTTGATCGTCTTCTTACCCGGCATCTTGGACGCCTTCATGTCGCCCATACCCCGCGACGGGCGCATTAGACCATTTTCCCTTTGGTCTTGCCCTTCTTGGCAACACCGTCGATGGAACCGCCCTTGGCGTAGCATTTGCCGCCACCGGCCTTCTTCATCATTGCACGGCCCTTAGTGTCAGCCGATTTCTTGACCATTGCAGCGCCAAACTTGGGTGCCATTTTGCCACCTTTCTTGTAGCCCGTAGAACGGTTTCCGCGTCCGATAGCCGCAGCATTTTCGGGCGTAACCTTAAGGTCCTTTACAGACTTACGGAACTTAGCATCCGACGCACGATCAGCAGCGGATGGCTGTGGGGGCATCGACTTTTTCTTCTTATCCATCATGACTTTGTCCTTCCTATCTCTTCTACCTTAGCTTCAAGACGCTCGAAAGCCCGGTCAAACCGGTCTCCTAACCTATCGACCATCGTGTTCATTTCACTGCGTGTGACGTGATCACGTGCCACTTCCTCACGGGTCCTATTGAGCAAGATGCCGAGACGATCCAACTCATCGAACTTACCTTTAAACAGGAAGCCCATAATCCCCACCACAGCAGTTAGAACGATGTTCCATATCATCATCTCCATGTCAGCACTTCCAAGCACGGAGGGATTTGTTGATGCGGCTGTTGGGGTCATTCGCAGTCTTCTTACTGGTTAGTTTTTTCTTCATCCCAGACATCCGAGCGCAGAATGACTTCTTACGTGGACCGCCTTCGGGCTGCGGAGCCTTAAGCCCCGGCTTCCCCGGATTGGCTTTGTTGTAAGACGCACGACCCTTGGCGTTCAAGCCGCCCTTAGGGTTCTTGCCTTCCTTACGTGTCCAAGCAGGGGTCTTAGCCATCAGACAAAACGTCCTTTCGTCTTACCCTTGGTAGCGCAGCCATCAGCGCGCTTGGAGGCAGTTGAACCACCCTTGGCCATCTTGGTCAGCGGCTGACCTTTATGCTTGGCGCGCTCGTGCTTGTGCACGGCGGAGGCGATCATAGCTTTGTCTTGTTTAATGTCGCTCTTCTTGACCTTACCGCCCTTACGCATCATCGGTGCGCCTGCGGGAACTTCCTCTGCCACCATGACTTCTTCCGCCATAGGACGACGGCGCATACCGCTTCCTTTAGCTGCCTCGCGGGCGAGGAGTTTCTTGCGTTGACTAGCAGCTAGCATTGGCATGAGACCTCCCATTGGACCCATGGCATTACCCAATTTGGCCAGTCCTTTACCGAACAAACCCTTACCACTTATGGCACCTGCCACGGGTGAGATGTCACCTAGTTTAATACCCATTATGCTGCTTCCTTCTGTGTTGGGGCGAGCATTGGATAGAGAACGTCGGTGCCGAAGCAGCCTTCGTATTCTTGTACGCCCATGTGACCAAGTTGAATGCTGGGGTCGATCCAAACTTCAAAACCGATCTCGCGGGCACGGTCGCAGAACAGGAAGTCCTCGCCCATGTAGCCCTCGTCGGTGAGTTTGAAATCAAAGAGGCAGGGGATCATGCGGTCTGAGCGCTGATCCTTATAAACCCAATCAGGGTGAGCAGCAGCCATCTGCTCGAATACTTCGCGGCGAACCAGCATGAAAGCGGTCGCAACGCGTTTACCACGGACCAGACCCATACCATTCATGGTAAGCTCATGGTTCTCGTCATAGTCAAGGTCAGCGATATAGACCTTGTTTTCGCTACGTGTGCGGGGGACACCTGCGACGATGCCCTTCTTCGGGTCGCTACCCCAAGCCATAAGACGGAAGATATGCTCTGGCTCAAAGTTGATGTCGCTGTCGATAAAGAGCAAATAGTCGCAGGTGGATTCCAGCAGGTCTTGTACAAGCAGGTTACGAGCGCGAGAGACAACAGAGCAGCCGCAGATTGAACCAATCTGGACCGCAACGCCGTGTTGACCGGCCACTTGCGTGAACCGAGCCAATGAAATCGCCAGCTTCAAGGAGACCTTGAAGTCGTAGGCTGGCAGAGCAATGAAGATGCTCTTACCGGCTAAATCGTAACCTTTTTGTGCTTGCATATATCACCCATAGAAAATGACGGTAGACGCCGTGTTTGTCACAGTAGCGTATAAACCGTTTTCTGCAAGGATGCCCTGATCCGGCACAAGAAAATATACCGAACCAGCGTTCGCAACAGTCGGGGTATTAACCGTCAAAAGCGTATTACCGCCATCACCGTCTGTAATGACGACCGAACCAGCCGAAGTACCGCACACGGCGTAAACGCCCTTGATACGAGTCCGGAAGGTGCAGTCGGCGTCCGACTGAGTCTTGAATACGCCAGTAGCCGCAAGCGGCTTGGTAGATTTGACGTCAGTTTGCATTGCCATCGGATTTCTCCTTCTTAGAGGTTACCGATTAAGCAGCGGTCGAAAGCGCCGTCCACGTGGTCGAACCGTTCGTATTGATGTACGCACGGTCGGCAATGCCAGAACCATCGCTACGCAGGTAGAGCGAACCCTTAGCAGCAGCCACAGTCGGAGCGCCCGAACCAACGTAGATACCCATGCCAGCAGCCGTGTTGGTTGCGATAAACGCAGAAGCACCGCCAGCGACGAGAGCCGAAGCGCTGTCAGCAGTGACGTTACCGGTAGCGGCCAAGCTAGTTACTTGGGTAGCTGCGCCGAATGTAGCGTTAACAGTTACCGCACCGGTCGTGGCGTCGATAGAGATGCTCTGGAAGCCGTTTTCCGAACGGACTGGACCATTGAAAGTTGTGTTAGCCATTAAAAATCTCCGTGTAGTAGCACTCGCACGTACCGTCTCTACTATGTCTGCTAGGGCAGTCGGTACGAATTAATCACCTAGATGCGTAGGTATATCACCTAAAAGAAAAGAGGGGAAGCAGTTTCCCACTTCCCCTCCCCCTGTTTCCTTAGGCAGCGCCTTCGGAACCGTACATGCCGAGTGGATCGGACCAGCCGAAGCTGTAACGCTCGCGAGCCTTGTAACGGACGTTGCCCGTATCAAAGTCACCGTCCATGCTGTTCTGCATGGGCGTACGAACGAAGTGCTTCAGGCCATTTGGCACGTCGGTGGTCAAGAACCACGCATCCGTGTCGGTCAAGAAGTGGTTAACGGTGTAACCTTCTGGGATCGAGCCATTCGACTTAATCGCGTTGATGTCGTTGTCAGCCGTCGAAACGCGAAGTTCGGTTTCGAGGAGGCGTGTTGCAACGAACATCAGGCTTGGCGGAACTACCAGCTTACGCGGTTTAGCCGCGATGAGCAGGCCACGTTCATCCGTCCACGCTGCGATCTGAATGACAGCCGCTTCAAGCGACGTTTCGTTCAAATCAGCAGGAGTGCTTGGGATGTTCGAGTTGGTGCCACCAGAGACGAGCGGGTGCGAAGCCGAGAACAGTGGTTGACCGTCGCCACCGGGGTAGTCGGTATCAAAGCCATTGTTCAGGATTGCAGCAGCTTTAGTCTGCTTGGTGTACGCCATGGCACGAGCCAAAGCCTTTGTGTAACGCGACGACAAAGAGTCGTACAAGTTATCTTCAATCGCTTCTTCCGTGAGCGAGAACCCGAGGGCAATCGTTTCGTGGTTGTAGCGAGCAGTGAAGACTTCCTGCGCGTTGTCATAGGCGATAGCAGAACCTTCGTTCTTGACCGGAGCAGCCGAGAAACCCGACAGCTTCGTTTCTTCTTCGAACGAACGCTCAGAGCTTTCCGTTTCGAAAATCTCTTTGTGCTCTTCGCCGTAGCGTGCGTATTCCAGACCAAACAAAGCGTTCAGACCGGGCAATAGCTCCTTAAGGAGTTGTGCGCGTGAAATTGCCATTAGTCAGTCTCCTTACACGCCAGTTGGGTTGAGATACTGGTGCATCCCCTGATTCCACTTGACGATAACTTCGGTGTAAGAACCGGGGTTACCCGCCAATGCGGTTTCAGGAACAACATCAATAACGCGAACCGGCCACGTGGAAGTGGTGTTGGTCGCGGCAGTGATGGCCACCTGCGAGTTGCCAGTGATGGTCGAGCCTGTGTTCTGGGCCAAAACAGCATTGTTACCGACCGAAGTGCGGTTCACGTAGCTGATTGTGGTCGAGTTGAAGGCCGTCACAACGGCACACTTGAACAGAGCGTCCGGATCGTCTTGCACGTATGCAACAACGTCGGTGATGTTCGTGGTACCGGGGTAGTACTGACGGAAGGTTTTGCCGAACACCGGATCGGTGTACGAGCAACCAAGGAACACGCCGACTGGCGTGGCGGCAGTTGTGCCGGTGTCCTTAGCGAGAGTGCCCGTGTCGGCCAGCTTCACGACGTCACCATAATAAATGGCTGTCGAAGAGTTGGTCGCAATAGGAATCTGACGCGTAGCACCAGCAAAAACCTGCCCACCGATCAAATTGATCGGGATCAGCCCGTAGGGGGCTGAAACAGAAGGATATGCCATGTTTCTAAGCTCCTAGCTTATTTGCCTCTACCAAATGACGTCGATGACTTCTTCTCGCGGAAGAGAGGCATACGAGCGTCGTTCTCTCTCATGAAGTTGTTGTCTACGGATTCGATCTGATCGCGGTTCTTGTTAGCGTAATAACGCTTACGTTGAGCCATGAACTCAGTTGGAATCTTACAGAGCAGCAACCCGCCCATTTCAATGCTGTCCTTAAAGCGGCTGTTAGGATCGGCTAGAAAGGCAAGCTTGGGCTGCTCTTCAATCCGTACCGGTTCCCATCCCTCGCGGAACTTGGCTGAGACGTTTTTGGCGTCTGACTGCTCCATCGTTGCAGTGCGAATCCACTTATATGAGTACCCGGGCTGCTTTTCAGGCTCAGGAAGCCCTGCTGCTGGTGCCCACGACTCAGGTCGCTTCGCGCTTATACGATCTTCGTGCTCACGTGCTATTCTAGTTTCTGCCATTTTAACGCTCCATCTTCGCAAATTCACGAGCATATTGCTCGGGGGTTAAGCCCAGTTTCTTAGCTATTGATAGCTGAGACTGTTTAAGTACAATCTTTTTGGAGGACGTACTTCGGGAAGCTGGTGCGACTACATTGGCAGGCTTGGAGGCGCGTTGAGCCTTCGCAGTGCCTTCGGTCGCTTTATCTTCCCCAAAATATTCAGGGAAGCGACGGCGCATCGTTGTGTCGATAGCGCTCCAATATTCGTCGGTGCCCACAAACTGCGGACCACGTTCTTTCTCAAGCTTCTGGTGAAGCCCGAGTGCCGATGCAGTCATCTCCGGATCAGTACCCCACCACATATTGCGCTCTTGCCACGCCATAGTTTTCGGGTCTGGTCGCGGGATTTGCACCTGCGGTTGAGCAAGTTGTACATCTTCCTCTACCTCTTGTAAAGTAGGTCTATACCCGGCAAGCTGTTGTAGCTTGTATTGGGCCTCGCTGAGCTTCTGCTGTGCGTCCAAGACGCGATCAGTATCACCGGCTTCGTAAGCATCCTTGTACTCACGTTTGGCCTGTGCAAGCTCATATTCAGCGGTCTGCTTGAAGCTACCAACCAGTGTCTGCTCACCCTCGGAAAGGGTAGCCTTCAGCTTGCGGTTTTCTTCAAGAAGCCGCTGGGCTGCACTGAGTGCTTCGCTCTGTTCGCGCATGACGCGTTCTTTTTCACGGCGCTCATCGTGCCAGACCTTCTTCATCTGCTTAAGGCGGATTTTGACCTTCTCGGAATATTCTTCCAATTCGTCAGCCTCAAGCTCGGCCACCACTTCAGCAGGCATAGGCTCACGCCCACGGTCTGCCTCGGGGGTATCGTCCTCGATGTCGATATCAGGGCTATTATCTTCAGAAACAGGGGTATCGTCTTCGACTTCCCACTGGAAGTCATCATTTGGCTCATCTGCCATATTACTTCTCCTTTGTACGGTTACCCGTTTTTACCCGCGAGAAATCCCGCGAGGGTCTTCTACGACGCCTTCAACCGCATCATCGTTAATGATACGGAATTGACGACCATGAATTACGATGCGTGTGCCCGCGTGCGGACGCACAAGAATGAAATCACCTTCCTTGCACCAAGGACCGCTTGGGAAGCGCTTCTCGTCCTTATAGCAATCTGGGCCGAGCTTTGCGGCATAGAGCACTGTGGCGAGCAGTTCTTCGTGGTGGATGGTGGCTTCGGTTTTGATGATGCCGCCCTCGGTGGTCTTCTCGATCTCAGGGATAGCGCACAGGATGCGATACCCAGAAGGCTCAGGAAGCTGCTTGGCCCGGTCTTCAAAAGCAAGCTCGGGGGCGGCACCTACCTTGGGGATAGGACGACCGGAGAGGTCAACGAGATCAGTCATCGTCGTTCTCCAGTCGCTGAGCAGTATCCACAAGGACGCTGGTTGCCATCATCAAACCACGGATGATTCCGCAGGCATATTTATAATCGCCATGATCCTTGGCACCGCCACGAGCGAGGTCGTCGCTCATGACCGTGATCTCTTCTTGGATTTTATCGGCGATGTGTTTTAAGACATCGTTCCTCATTCATTTTCCTTCGGTTGCTGTGTTGGAGAAACAGGGGTTTGAGCAGCTTGGAATTGCTCGCGGGCGACTTCAACACCCATGCGAAGTCCTTCCATCTGCTCCTTGGCGGACAGGTTTGACTGATCCGTTGCCATCTTGGCCCCCACTTGGAGGCCAGCGATTTCTTCTTGCGACTCGATACGAGCCATCTCAAGTTCGAGACGGTCGTTCTTTTCAGCCGCTTCAACCTGAAGCTTCTGCTTCTTGAGTTCGAGTTCGCCCTTCTTAATCTCAAGCTCTTGCATCTGCATCTGGATGATTGGGTCCTGCTGCATCTGCTGGTTCTGCTGCTGTTGAGCTTCGGCTTGGTTCTTCTGAAGCAACTGCGACGAGGCAGCGGCAGCGAGGCGAGACACGGCGAGTTCTGTGTCTTCGTTCATCTCAGCATTTGGCGGAGGCAGCGGCACACCGGCCTGCTCTTCGACCTGCTTACGATACTCGAAGGCCAAGTGTTCTGCTATATGTGCCTGCATAGCGGCCTGCATGGCCTGTGCGTTGGGGTTCTGACCCATAAGCTGCGCGACCTTAGGGTCTTGCATCGCGTTCATGTGCACCATGATATGGGCTTCGTGGTCTTGGTAGATAAACGCCTTGACCGGTTTGCCGTTGATAACGTCCATATTCTCGGACACAGGGTCACGCGGCTTCATCTCATCACCGTCCTTGAGCGGTACGAGCTTCTCTGCGTTCTTAATCCCAAGTACTTCGAGCATCTGGCGATGCAAGTAAGGCATGTCGTAAAGCTGCGGCGCACCTTGCGCCAACTGAAGCACAGCTTGGTACTGCACGATCTTCTGCGCCATAGTGGCAGCATTAGGGTCGCTGACAGGGATGACCGTGACCATGCTGTAGTCAGACTTCTTAGCCTTGCGACTACCTTCTTCCGGCTCATAGCTATACGTCTCTGGCGTATAATCGGCGATGATACCCTTGAGGAGTTTGAACTCCTGCTTCATCGAATAGTGGATGCGCGCCTGCACAGCCGACATGGTCTTGAGCGTGCGCTCAAGGATCGCCAGCGTGGTGCCGACAGGGGCTTGGCCCGACATGTCAGAGACCTGCAAATCAGCCGCAGAGGCGAACCGACGGCCTTCCTCTACGATGGTACCTAGAAGCGAATATAGGACCTGTGACGGCTCCTTATAGGGCAACGGCATGATGTTATCACGCATCGTGCCCGAGGCTACGTCCACATCGCGCCATTCAGCAGGCGCAATCGGCGTATCGTCACCCTTGACCCTCAGACCCTTAGTTTTGAAGCCACCCGGGAGGTTAGATAGAGTACCAGCATCAACAAGCTGCCGAATAAGGCTGGTACCAGACTTAGCAAAAGCACCAACAAGGTGAATAAGGCCAAAAGCGTAGAAGCCAAAGCCCGGAACGTACGCATAATGTACGAAATGGTTGCGTTTGGCTTTAAGGTCATCCTCGGGGTCCCAGTTACGACGAATAGACAGGATTGTTTCAGTCGCCTTGTCGATGGTCACGACATAAGGGACAGCGATTTCGGCTTCAGCCTCGTCTTCCGCAAATTTGTCGTCTGGCAGCACCAAATCGACGTGCATCTCTATCGACAGGCTCAGGCAGGTCTACATCACGGTAAAAGCCCGACGCTTGGAGCTTTTTAAGCTCATTCGGGGTCTTCCGCATCACATGGGTGACACGTCCAGCGACTTCCAAGCTAGACGCGCCATAAGGAACCACGACATCTTCTGCCGGGATATACATAGACGACTGACGACCGAGTGATGGGTCGTAATACACCTTCTTGAACGCGTTACCTGCGAGGCCCAACCCCCACAACATGCGCTCGTGCTCAGGGCGATACTCGACCATCACATCGGTCAACTGGTAATTCATGTCATCTTGAACGCGCTGCGCGGCATCGCGCTTCTCAGGCGTTTCTTTACCGATAATCTCCGTGCGTACCGGCCCTGCTGCCGGGAACGTCTCCATCATGGTCTCGGCTTGGAACTTTACGAGAGCTTCGGAAAGTAGGGGATGGTATACACCGCACGCACCGGGCCAAGGCTCAGTCCGGTCTTCGACCTTCATACCAAGCAGTTCGGGACCATCGACGTAGGTCTGTATCCAGTCCTTGCGGCTCGACAGGTCTTCCTCAAATTCACCGATCAGGTCGCCCGCAAGCTGCGTAAGTTGGCCTTCATCAAGGTCTTCGGCCAAGTTCTCGTTGAACTCGTCCTCTTCCGCCTCATCAGGGTCGATTTCGATCTCCATATCACCGGAACGGATGGTTACCTCCTCCGGGTCTTCAATCTCAATCTCGATATCAGGCTCTTGACCCATCATATCTTCAGGTGAAAGGCCAAGCGGCGCTTGGTTGAGGGCTTTGTCGATGTCCATTAATAATACCCCTGATTACGGTTTGACCTGAAATACTGGATTTCGTCCGGTTCGTCTAGCGTAGTAGTCACATAGCCCCCACGACGGAAGCGATGCATGGCCATAGACACCGTATCGACATAGTCATCGTGGCTACCGGCAGGAAATTCAGCAACTTCGTCAATCACTTCTTCGGCCCACCGAGTAGCAGGTGCCCACACTCTTCCGCTAGCGAAAAGGTCGGAGACCGCGTTTAGACGGCTAATTTTATCGTTGCCTCTGGTGGGAGTAAATTCCTGCACAGGAATACCCATGGCCCGCATCTCGTAGATCAAGCCATTATCGTCTGGTTGATAAAATACGCCCCATGTCGTGCACGCTGAAAAGTCGGCACGCTGCGTTTTCTCGAAGGCCGTATCCCATGCTTGTAGGATAAAGTCGCATTGAGGCGGGTTGTCGCCCTCCCACTCCTGCCACCACTCGCGCTTGACGATAGCAGCCGACTCGGAGATGGGGTTCTGCTGATACTGCGCCATCCACTTGCTGTTAGGGACGTCGCGCTTAACCTTCTCAAGCTCTTCAAGCTGCCAAAACTCAGGCCACAGCGGCTTCTCCGAAGGGAGAATTGCTGGAAATTCAATGACTTCCCACTCATCAAGGCTGTCGTTTGCAGCCGCATCTTTGAGTATCTGCCCGGTCAGGTCTCTTTTAGACCAACGTGTCATCACGACGACGATGGCACCACCGGGCTGGAGACGCTGACGAGGCCCAGAAGTGTACCATTCGTACGTCTTATCATAGATGTCAGGGTTAACTTCGGCGATAGCCGCTTCCTGCTCGGAGTGCGGGTCGTCGATAATGAGCACGTCAGCACCCTTACCGGTCACAGCACCGCCGATACCGATAGCGAAATAATCCCCGCCTTTGCTTGTATTCCATCGGCCAGCCGCCTTGGAGTCCGAGGCCAGCGAAAGGTCGGGGAAAATGTTATGGTAAGTCTCTGTATCTACAAGGTTTCTTACCTTACGACCGAAGCCTACCGCAAGCTCTGCCGTGTGCGAGCATTGGATAATCTTCTTATGGGGATACTTGCCGAGGAACCATGCAGGGAGCAGGTAAGAGGCGAACTCCGACTTTGTGTGTCGCGGTGGCATATTAATAATGAGCCGCTTGCACTCACCACGAGCAACACGTTCGAAGGCGTCTGCCATTTTCGCATGATGTCTCCCCCCAATGAATGTCGGCCACACTTCCTTGACGAACCCAAGGAACTTATCGTGAGCAATTTTCTTGGCCTTTAGCTCCTGAAGCTTCTCAAGCTCAGCAAGAATCTTCTCCTGCTCGTGCACGGGCAGTAATGGTAGGATTTTGGGCAGATCAGCTAGGCTAATCTCGTCATTAAGCTTCAAATTAGGACGACCGGGCATACCCATTAGGCTTCTTCGCCCCAATCTTCTTCATTTTCGCCTTCTTCGGGGTCAGTTGGGGTCACGTTGCGCTCATAAACCCCCAATTCCTCGTCGAGGTCTATGCCACTGGGGGTCATATCGATAACATCAGCGTTCAGTAACCGTTTGATTCGCTCCTTGATGGCCGTTTCGAGAGCCTCAGGGCTGTTATAATTGATGTTAATCTCGCTACGCTCAGTGAACAGGGAGATATCTGAGTGTTTGCCCAGCAATTCTAGGGCTTTTAGCTCAAACTTAGTCTCGCCACAGTTGGCAATCTCAAGGAGCTTGTTGGTTAGCGCAGCGCGTACTTCGGTAACGTCGTGTGCGAGGTTGTGTCCATAGGTCTTAATGAACGCCGACGCCGCCAAGGCAGTCGAATAATTCTTAAGTGGGGCCACCTTCTGCTGTTTTATCGCAGCATCAATCAGGGATTTCTCTTGCTGAAGCGTGGCTGGGTCTACTTCCAAGGGAG